AGCTTCTAATGAAGTATTAAAAGAAGGTGAAACCGCAAAAGCCACTGAAATAAAGACGGCCGAAGAAGTAGCATCTGCAAAAGATGCAGTTATTAATAATTCTGTTGATAATGTAGCTAAAGGTTTTAGGGCACTAGCAGCTTTAGACGAAGAAAACAAAGCTTTGCAGGCAGCCTCACTTATTGCCGGTAATTTAATTGGTGCGGCCAAAACAATACAAAACACAATAGTAGCAAACGCAGCAGCGACAGCAGCATTTCCACTTTCCGCTGGGCAGCCATTTGTAGCAATAAATACAGTTGCAGCAACTTTAGGGATTGCAGCAAGTGCGGCGGCAACAGCTAAAGGTTTGGCATCACTTGGAAAAGGTGGATCCACAGGAGGTACTACAGGTTTAGACGGTGGAGGCGGTGGAGCATCAGCACCAGAGTTTAATTTAGTAGAAGGTAGCGAGAGCAACGCAATACAGGAAAGCATAACAGGCCAAGACAACGCGATTAAGGCGGTGGTAATTTCTGGCGACGTAACCACAGCCCAACAAATTGATCGTAATATAGTAGAGGGTAGCGGTATATAGAAATTGCATATACAAAAAGTATAACAATAAACAAAATCTATCGTTTATAATATATGAAAACATTTGAGGCTAAATTTAAAGACAATACAGATGGGGTTTTTGCTATTAGTTTGGTAAACGCTCCGGCCACAATGGAAACATTTATAGCACTATCAAAACAAGAAGAAGTTGTAAAGCTTTCAAATGTAGATGAGGAGCAGCGTATTTTAATGGGTTTAGTTTTACAGCCAAACCAGTTGATCTACAGAAAACAAGACGATACAGAATTTAATATAGTATTTTCAGAAGATACAATTAAAAAGCTATCACATAATTTTTTCAAATCTGGTTTTCAATTAAATTCTAAGCTTGAACATGAGACACCTATTGAGGGCGTTAGTTTCGTGGAATCTTGGCTAGTTGAAAATTCAGAAATAGATAAGTCTGCTAACTTTGGGTTAAGCTATCCTAAGGGATCTTGGCTTGCAACTATGAAAGTTGACAATGACGAGATCTGGGATGATTATATAAAAACAGGAAAGTTAAAAGGTTTTTCTGTTGATGCGATGGTAGATTTACAGGAAGTTAATTTAAAATCCAATATAAAAATGAGTGAAGAAAAAAAGAATCTTCTTGAAAAGATGGAAATCTGGTTTACAGAAAATATCTTAAATCAAAAAGAGGTTAAAATGGGAAGCGTAACCAGCGGGGATATTACTATTATGTTTGATGGTGATAAGTTAGAAGTAGGAGCTTCTTTGTATATAATGGTTGATGATGATCGAGTGCCTTTGCCAGATGGTGAATATCCTACAGATAGTGGCATGATCTTAGTAAAAGATGGCCGAGTTGAAGAAATTGGCAAAGAACAACAAGAAGAAGAAGAAGAAGAAGTAAAAGAAAAACCTTCTAGAAAAAAAGAAGTAAAGAAGAAGGTTGCTGAAAAGGTTTTGCCTAAAAATGATGCAAAAATTTTGCCTAAAAATGATGCAAAAATTCCTGAACCAGGGGAAATCAAAAAGAAAAAAAAGGTTCAATTTGAGGAAGTAATGAAAATGTTAATGACTAAACAAAGCGAAGGTTTTGAGGCCAAACTTTCAGAGCTAAAATCTTCTTATGATGTACAACTTGCGACAGTTAATGCAGAATTGTTAGAATTAAAATCTGTAAAGGCGGAATTGGTAGAGCTAAAAGAGCAGCCAGCAAGCAGACCGATTGTATCAACACCTATACAAGCAATAGAGTTAACCAGAAATGGTAGGTTATTGGAAAAATTAAGAAAGTAATAAATTAAATAAATAAATAAATAAATAAAAAATGGCAACAACAACAATAGTATCAAGTAACTACGCCGGTAAAGCGGCTGGTGAGATAATCGGTGCAGCTTTTCGCGAAGCAGATACACTTAGATTAAATTTAGTAACTGTAGCGGAAAACGTAAATTACAAAATGAATTTACGTAAAATCGCTTACACAAATGGAACCACAGATTATTCTTGTGGATTCGTACCAGAAGGTGCGGTTACTTTGAGTGAAAAAGTTTTAGAGATCGAAAAGTTAATGAATCCAATACAGATTTGTAAGCAAGATTTCAGACAAACTTGGAGTGAGGACACAATGGGGGCTAGTGCTTCAAATCCAAACGCACCAGCAGATATTATGGAAGCAATTTCTATGGAATTATTGGCTTCACAGGCTGCAAAAATTGATACAGATATTTGGACAGGTTTGGCGGCTACGGCTGGAGAATTTGGTGGTCTTATTGAGCAATTCGCAGCAGATGGAAATGTAGTAAAAGCTGGTAACGGTATTACAGCAATAGGCGCAGCGACAACAGAGGCAAATGTTGAAGCTAACTTAAAGGCAGCACTTGAGGCTGTACCGGTTGCAATTAGACGTAAAGATTTAACAGTTGCAGTTTCACCAGATGTTTTTCAAGCATATTGGTTTCATTTAGTATCTGTAGGTATTGCAAACAATGGTGATGGAGAACCTAAGCAAACAAGGTTTGGCCGTTACACATTGACGGAAGTAAACGGGCTTCCAGACAACACTATCGTTGTTTTTGAACCTAAAAACGTAGTTTTTGCTACAGGTTTACAATCTGATATGAATGAGCTTTCAATGGTGGATGAGGATTCAATCGGGCTTTTAACAGGTCAAGTACGTGGAAAATTAGTATACGGTGCCGCTGTAGGTTATTACAACAGTGAAGATATTGTATGGTTATTGACTACACAAGCATAATAATAATTAATCAAAACAAAAGCTATCGGTTGGGATAACTAGCTGATAGCCAATGTTTAAAAAAATATAAACACAAATGGCATGCGATGTAACACAAGGCAGATCTAAAGTCTGTAAAGATGGGCTGGGAGGCCAAACAGCTTTATATTTATATAATAGTATAGCAGATGCTTTTACGGTGGTAGCTGGTGAGGCTACGGCGGTTAATGCTGGATTAACAGCGGTTTTTAAATATGAGCTAGAAGGAGATGGTAACACCTTGGAGCAATCCATGGAAGGATCAAGACTAACTGGATCTAGGGTAAACACCCAAACATTAACAACAATACTAAAAAAGATCGATGCTGCGACAAATGCAGAATTAAATCTTATGGTAGCTGGGTACCCACAAGCGGTAGTTGAAGATAGAAACGGTAAACTTCACGCTTTGGCACTTGATGACGGTATGGATTTTACGGCGGTTTCAAGTAGTGGTGGCGCAAAAAGTGACATGAATGGTTATACACTTACCGGTGTAGCTACTACGGCGACACTTGCACCAATACTGGATTCCGCAACGGCTACAGCATTTAAAGCTTTAGTGTCGTAAATAATAAATAAATATGTATTGTAAAAAACCCTGTTTTTAATTAGACGGGGTTTTTTTTATAACAATAAATCACTTTTTTCGTTTTTAATATATGATAGTTGTAAACCCAACAGACTTAAACCACAGTGTAGAAATAGTATCAAGAAAATCACCTAGTAATGTAACTTTTACACTACAGCTTAAAGATGATATTACAAAAGTTGTTACTTCTATTGTCGTTACTTACAATGTAGTCAATCAAGGTAGAATTAACTTTAGTTTTGATCACGATTTCAATAGTGGTGATAGCTATCAAATAAAAATATTAGATTTAGATAATACAATTCTTTATAGAGGGTTATTATACGCAACCAGTCAAGTTACACAGGAATTTGAGTTAACAGATGGTAAATACTTTTGGAGTTAAACATGGATATAAAATTAATCACACTAGCTAGCTACGTTAAGCCAGAGATAGTAGAAAATAAAACTAAAGATTGGGTTTTAAATGGCCACAAAAATAGTTTTTATCAATACATTATTGATAGAAATAATGGATCTGCTACAAACTCATCTATAAACAGCACATACATAAGTTTGATATATGGTAGAGGGCTTGATTTTAAGGACGGTTTAGCCGGCGTTAATGATTGGGCTTTGCTACAGAAATATCTTAGGCCACAGGAGCTTAGAAAAGTAATATCTGATTTTCAAATATTCAATGAATATTCGTTACAAATAATAAGAACAAAAGGAGGCGGCTTATCAAGCATAAAACATATACCAAAACAATTAGTTGCACCATCTATAAAAAACGAAGATGGCGAGATTGATAGTTATTGGTATTCTGAAAATTGGAGCAACATAAACAAATACAGGCCAGAGAGATTTTCGGCTTTTGGAACTTCAAAAGATGCTATTGAAATATACGTAGGTAGGCCTTATAGAGTTGGTGATGAGTACATAAGCAGCCCAGATTATTTAGCCGGTTTACAGTATGCCGAAATGGAGGAGGAAATTTCCAATTTGAATATTTCTTCAATTAGAAACGGTCTTTCTGCGGGTTATATAATAAACATACCAGATGGTAAAAGTTGGGGTGACGAAGAAAAAGACGACTTTGAAAGACAGGTTAAAAAGAAGCTCACCAG